TTCTGCTTCTTGAGCACCGGTCCGCGGCCCAGGCTGCGTTTGATAATGCCGCCAGAATAGCCATCCTTCTGGATAAGGATTCTATGCTCTACGCCATGCGAAGAGTTAAACTTGAACTGATATTTGGTTACCCAGGCCATACTATGTGGTAATGTTGTTCCGTTTATTGGTATTATTCAAGACCGCAACGAGCTGGTTCCCATCTGCGCGGAGGGTGCCAGTCACATTCACATAAACATCTCGCTGCTCGTAGGCGTTATTGAATGATGATGAGGTATTAGAAGTGACCACTCCCGCGCCGGAAGAATAATTTCCGCTGGCAATATTGGAAAGGCCTGTCTTTACGGCAGCGCCCAGCGCAACCAGAGCCACACCGGCAGCAATAGCAACGTATCCGTTCAGGGATTCCAGCGCCGCCTTGATTCCCAAGGTTGCCACACCGGTTGATATAGCCATCTTACCAACGCTCACTGCCATGTCACCCATGGCCGACAGGGCCGCATTGGCAAACTGCCCCCAAGGATCCTCACCGTTGATGAGGTTTCCGGCCAGCTGCCCCAGGGCATCTCCAACGCTCACCGCCATGTTCTCTACCATGGAATTTATCTCGTTGGTGATGTCGTGAATCTTCTCAACGGAGTCCGGGTCAATGGCAATGGCGATGGTGATTCCTCCACCCAGTTCCTCCACGATGTGCGCCTTGAATTCGTGCACCTCCTCGGGGCGGACGATAGGCTTCACGGGGACCTCAACGCGGTTGTAAGCCGACAAATCCACACCGCCGCCAATAGCCTGAATGCCTCCACCGGACTCCCGGAGAGCCTTAATCCTTGCTATATTATCCGCTTCCTCCTTCGCAGCCTTAGCGGCGGCTTCTGCGGCCTTCGCAGCAGCGGCTTCGCTCTCATTCTGGATGGTCTGAATGTCCTTGCGAATCTTGAAGGTCTCCTGGGAATACTTGTATTCCTGCTGCAGGGCGGCAACAACGGCCTGCTCCAGCTTCTCGCGGTCCTTATCCCCCATCTTGGTGGAGTAGGAGTAAGCCAGACGGAAATACTCATCCAGCCCGGAATTCTTAGCATTCGCAAGGACAGTCTTGCCCCAATAGCTATCCAAGCCTCCACTCTTCGCAACGGTCTCAGCAGCGGAAAGGAAGTTCTCGCCCTGTTTGGTTCCCAGCCATTTGAAGAAGTCCAGATACTTCTTCCGCATCTGCTCCAGCTGGGCATCCGTGCGGTCATTCATATTGACCCCCATCTTCTGCATATAGTAGTCGATGGTGGTTTCGCTCACCCGGTTAAGTCCCCGCGTGGGGTTCTTTTCCAGCTGGCGGTATATCTCAAGCAGGTCGTTTCCTGCCTTCACCCTCTCCTGCTCGGAAAGGGACGTGTCTTTCATCTTCAGGCGCAGCTCGTCAATGGTCTTGAGCTGCTGGGCAAGGCTAATGTTGTAGGCGGTGGTAATCTCGCCCATTGCGTCTGCCGCGTCGTACAGGTCCTGAGCAAGGCGGGCCGCTTCGGCCATATTGCTAAGCAGATTGGAGAAGTCAAGGCTTACGATGGCAGACTTAAAAGTCTCAAAGGCTCCGGCCATCCCTTCGCAGGCACGGCCCCAGGAATCTGCAAGCACCTGGTTCTGGTCCTTGAGGTCATTCAGGGCCTTTCCTACAACCTTGATGGCGGTGACAACCCCTGCAAGTGCAACGGTGGCCTTGCCCAGGGAAGCAACCATCTTCCCTGCAGCAGAGTTGGCGTCAATCCCCAGCTGTTTGAGCGCGTCTTTTACCTTTTTCGACCCTTTCTCAAAGTCCCCGGTGTCGGCACCGATGCCGATTTTCATTTTGGGTTCTTTTGCCATATCACTTGCCGAAGTTTATCTTTTCCATAAATGCCCGGGCTTCTTCGTCCCGCTGCTCCTTGGTGAGGTGTGCCAGGCGTTCCACCTCCGGGTCTTCGTCAGCCTCGTCCCAAGGAAAGGGAAGGAACTTCCGCACATCCTTTATTTGGTCCTTTGGCTTGAGTTGTATATTAAAAAGGCGGACCCCCACTCCACGGATTACCTCCGCTACGTGGCGCCGGTCCGCCTCCTTGTCTGCCTGCCACGCCACTATTGCTTCCCAAAAGACGCCGGGCCGCATCAGGCCGAATTCTGCCGGAGAAAGGTGCAACCGGCTAATTGCCCAGCCGCGGACCGTCCCCAGCGTGAGCGTTATTCCCCCTGACTTTCCTTTTTTTTTGCGGGCTCCTCGGCCTCCACCTGAGCGCGGCTCTGCTGGATGTATATGTTCATGAACTTTCCCACATGGGAAGGACGGATCACCTCGCCAAGGGATTCTCCCGTAAGGTGGGACTCCCGGCCTTCCAGACGCTCGCCCTCATTGATGGCGGCGGCCATCAGCGGGGCGATGTCGGAGGGACGCATAGAGGAGATGTCGGAAAGCCCTTCCAGGGTGTCGCGGCCAACGGCCTTGAGGTAGTTGGACAGGGCATTCCAGTTCACCTCAACGCGGTACTCTTGACCATCGATAGTTATGAAGGACTTCTCCATACTAACCGTTTCCCTGGGTTACCTTTGTGAAAGCGCCGGTGACCTTGAAGTCGGCGGTGTAGGTGGCCTCATCCTCGGAGTTGGAGGATTCGGAATAGCCGGTCATAATCACGGTGCCAGCGTAGGCTGCGCCATTGGCGCCGCGGTAGTACTGGGCAGAGATTTCGGCAGCGCTGCCGGTCTTGAGGGACTGATCCATCAGATCGTCTCCGTCCATAGTTGTGGTGGTGCCGGTGGAATCGTCAAAGGTGACGAGACCACTCACCTTGAAGGTCACTTCCTGGCCGACGACGGCAAACTGCTTGCTGCCGGCATCGTCCTTGGTAATAGATTCCTTCACGGTAGGAGTGACGGTAAGGTCCTCCTGGGTACGCCCAAGGCAGGTCTTTGTGCCGAGCTTGAGGGCGATGTTGTATCCAAGTACTCTGTGATGTGCCATAGTTATTCGGTATTAGATGTTTGTTCAACAGGTTCTGCCCAGTCGGCGTACTGCTTCAGGGTGTAGTTCATTTCAATGGTCCAGATACCCTCCTGGCAATCCTTTGAGAAGTCACCGGGGACAAAGTTGGAACTCCCATCCCGGAAGGCGCTCTCCACGGCCGACTGAATGGCGGTAGCGGTAGAGTCAGCCTCGCTCTTGATGTTACTCACCACGCGGATTACTGTCTCCCCAAAGAAGGCATATACACCATCCTTGTCCCTCTGCGCGACGGATGTGATGTCATAGACGGCATACGGATATGTGTCCGTCTCGTCTTCAGACAGGACCATCTGGCAGATGTTCCGGCAGGTGTATACCAGTTTTGCGCGTAGTGAATCGGTCATCGGTCGTAGAGTTTGTCTTGCTGTTTTACCATTTCTTCCCCAAAGGTTGTCATAAACTCCGACTCCCAGCCTGCAACGGCTGCTTCGAAGTCGTTAGTAGGCATTTGCCCTTCATTGTTCCTGCGGCGTTTGGTGCCGGCCTTCACGGGGTAGTCGAAGTGGTGTGACGAATCCCTGTGCTTCAGCGTTCCGTAGTTCTGCCAATACGCTTTGAACCAGTCCGGGATGTATTTGCTTCCATCGGCATTTTTCTTCCCCTTGTTAAAAAGACCCATCAGAACATAGGTGTTCTGCGATACCTGTCCTTTGCTCATCTTGTAGCGGACGAGCCGCCGCCAGAATTGCTTGGGGAGGCGCTGCCGGATGCTCCGGGTGGTCTTCTTCGCCGCTTCCCTCATGGATGCCTTCGTCATTTTCAAGACGTTCTCAGGCGCCTTGTCCATGCACTTGAGGCAATCGTCCAAGCCTTCAATCTTGTAGGCCATATCAGTCCACTGCGTGAAGGGTGAGGGTGCAGAAGAGGGAAAGTCGGTCGCCAATGTCTATGGCGGTGATCTCGTACTTCTGGCCTGCTACTACCACCTGCCAGGTGGAATTCAGCTCCGGAATCTTGTAGATGGTGAGGACAATGTAGTCCCCGCCTTCCAAGTTGCCGATGCTCACCTGCTCGCTGATATTCCTGTCCACATTTGCGTACACGTCACGGAACTTGGAGAAGGTGTATTTCTTACCTCCTTCCGCATCTTTGGTGATGGTGCAGCTGTTAATGGTGACAAGCGTGTCAAGGTCGCCGGTATTAAAGTAGGCCATCAGTGTTCCCCCCAGGTTCTATAAGGCCGGAGGAGGTTGGCCGCAGCGGTGCGGTCAATCTGCTCCGGAATATCCGTAGGATTGTTGAAGTAGCGTCCACCAAACAGAAAGATGGCGCCCTTTATCATTGATGGGATCTGCTCGAATCCAGCTTTATAGGTAAGCTCCACGGAATCCCCATCGACGCCTTCGGCAAAGGTCAGAGACCATTTATCGAAGGTGTAGGATTCGGCAGGAACATCCGCCCCGTCCACCTTCACTGAGGTGACATCCACAATGGGCCCCCTCAGTGAAAGCGTCTGGGAAAATGGCATCTGGACTCCAACGAACTCTGAAAGCGCAATTACTTTGCCGATCTCGGCCTCAGACCGCTCTATGCCAACCTCAAGCGCCTGCTCAAGGATGTCATCCATATCGGTGGAGGTGAGACGGAGGTGATCCCGGAACTCGCCCAGAAGACTCTGTATGGCAATGTAATTACGCTCCATAGTTCAGTGGGATTAGGCGATCACGAGTTTGCTGAAGCTCTTGGCCAGGGCGACCTTGACGTCGGCGTAGGAGAAGAGCTGGAGCTTGATTTCGCCGGTGTCGGCCATAGTGAACGGATCCACAAGGATTTCAACGCCACCCCAGCGGCCGATGAACAGGTCTTCGAAGTTACCGAAGACGGGCGTGTCGTCGGCGAACTGGTTGGAGAAGTCAGCCTTGTAGCCGTTGATGATGTTACCGGGTTCCAGGATCATTGCCGGGAAACCGGAAGCCTTTGCGGTGACCTTTGCCAGACCCCAGTCGGCAGCGGGCAGGATGTAACCCATCTTGCCGCGATTGGCGTTAGCGGCGTTGATGGCGGTCTCCATAGCCACGAGGTTGGCGAAGCTGAAGGATGTGCCAGCGCTGGTAGCGGCAGTGACGATGGCGGCGAGAGCAGCCTTGTCGATGCAAGTGGCCTCTGCGGAGACGATGCGATCCTTCAGGATCTGCTCCACGTTCAGGGAGCTCTGAGCAAGGAGGTCGCGGGTGACAGCCATGTGGCCACGGATGCCCTTCGGGGAAAGGGTAGCCTTGGCGACTGCGGCCTTCTTGGTGGTGGAGGTGGAAACGCCCTCATTAACGAAGGCGAAGGTGACACCACCCACGGAAGGGAGGTCCACGTTACCTACCAGGTCGGTGAGGACGGTGGCGCCCATCTTGAACACGGTGAGACGCTCGCTCACCTCATCCACATAGTGCTGGCCGGTGATGACGAGGTTGCCGCCATCGGAATTGGTGCCGGCGTTCTGACCGGAAGCGGAGCGGGTGAACACGGCGGCGGGGATAACAAGGCCCTTAGGGGCGATACCGCTGCGCTGGAGTTCCTTGGCGCCTTCCTGTGCCATTTCGGCCTCAAGGCCGTCGAGGGTAGCCCCGGGCATGGCACCGTTCAGGAAGCGGATGATGGAGAAGGTGTGGCCCTTTTTCTCCTCCTTCTGGAGGTGCTGGGCGACGGCGAGACGCTCGGCTGCGTCGGCTTTCTTGGCAAGGTCCAGCTCACGGGTGAGTTCGTTAACCTTGACCTCGGCAGCGTCAACGGCAGCCTGGTCTTTAAGATCTACGGACTTGAGGGCATTCGCAGCCTCAAGGAGATCCTTCTGGATTTCAGCGATGTTAGTACGCATGGTTTGTAAGTATTATTGGTTTAACATGAGAGCAGCCGATGCTGCTGCCTTTAATAGTTTCACGCGGTTGGCGTTGGAGACCTCATCCACCTCCTCGGTGGTTTTCTTGGTCTCCGGGACCAGGGCGCGCAGTTCCTTCAGCTCGTCCTCAACCTCGCCCTCGCCCTTCTTGTTGGCATTGCCATTGGCGGGGATGTTGACGACGGAGATTTCCAGGAGCTGCATCTGGTCATAGAAGTAGGTCTCGTTCTTCTCGCGGGGGCCTTCGCCTTCCTTATCGGACCAGTGGCCCTTGATGGGGATGAAACCCACGGAGACGGAGTTGATGGAGCCGAAGAGAACCTTCTGGTAAACCTTCTCGGCCAGCTCATTGATGGAGGCCGGCTCGAAGGTGATGTCCACCAGCAGCTGCTTGTCCTCAACGTATGCTTTACCCTTGCCGATGACAAAGTCCACGTCCTCCGGTTTCCAGGAGCCGTAGATCTGGTGGTTGTAGCCGATGATGGGATTCTTCTCAAAACGCGAGAGATCCCAGCCATCCTGCAGGAGGATGGTGTGCGCGGAGTCGCGGGACTCATCGGAGGCGATGAAGGTCACCGTGCGAGTCTCCTCGTTTTTCTTGCGGATTTCCGCGCTGAAATTGCGAATCTTTACGTTATCCATATCGTTATTCATTGGGTGTGGCGTCAGGGTCCACGACCTCGCTATTGAGCGGCCGCAGGAAGTAATCGAGGCCGTCCTTGCGCTCCAAGCCTTCAAGGGTTCGAGCCTCGTTCGGGGTCATATAGCCGTCAAGGATGGCTCCGTGGTAGTATTTGGTTCGGGCGTCGGTGTTGCCCCTCATTAGGCCGTCCAGATTGAACTTGACGGAATACTGGTTCTTGTCACGGCCGATGAACAGCTTATTCTCCACCTCAACCTCAATGCGCTTGACGGTAGGACGGAGGGAAAGCTGGACGAACTGGGTGTTCTGCTCCTCGATGTTGGAATATGTGGCGTGGGTGAGCTCGGCCAGAAGGTGCGGCGGGATATTGAGCATCCGGCACACGTCATTGATGGAGAAGACCTCGGACTGAATGAGCTGGGCGGCCACGGGGTCTATAGAGAGCTGCTTGTACTTGATGCCGTATTCCAGCAGCGGAGTATCGAAGTTCTGGCCAACGCGGCCAAAGTGATCCATGAAGGCTTTGTACTCATCGTCGCCCAGGTGATTGTCGGTCTCCATGACACCTTTCACCTGGCCGCCCTTGGTGTAGAACTCGCTGGCGAACTTCTCCGTGGCGATACTCTTGCCCAGGGACATTGCATTACGGACCACCGGATTCTCGCCCTTG